AAGCAGGTGGTGGTGGAGGATCATTTGTTGTTAACAAGACAGGTAGTACCCCATTAATTATTGCTGGTGGTGGAGGAGGTAGTGCTGGTGGTGCATCATGGGGATGGTCATGTGGAAGACCTACTTCATGGGGATATGGACAATCAGGTGAATATGGTGGAAGACCAACTTGTTACTATAACCCTTCACAACCTAGTCCTGGATATGGTGGTAACACTCAAGGTGGATACATGGGTGGTGGTGGAGGAGGATATTTAACTGGTGGTCAAAATGGTGGTGGTCACTGTTGTACTGCTTATGGTGGTCAAGGATATAATAATGGTATGGTAGGTGGTCAAGGTAACTGTTGCTATACTAACTCAGATCAAAATGCTGGTGGATTCGGTGGAGGTGGCGGTGGTCAACTCTCTGGACCAGGTGCTGGTGGAGGTTGGACTGGAGGTTGTACTTCAGGACAGTGGTCATCTGGTGCTACTCATGGTGGTGGAGGTGGTTCATATAATGCTGGAACCAATGCTCAAGCACAACAAGGGGGTAACTCATCATCTGAAGGTGGTGGATATAGTGGTAACGGATACATTAAAATAACCAAAGGTTAATTTATGGCACAGTTTTATGATGGTTTCAAGTGGAGAGGGAATTCTTCCTACAATCCATTTGCTAATGAACAATTAAAAAAGGAAAGAATGGACATGTGTAGAGCATGTGACCAATTCAGACCATCTACTCAACAATGTAGTAAGTGTGGTTGCTTTATGCAATTAAAAACAAAGATGAAAGACGCACATTGCCCCATTGATAAATGGTAATAAATAAACATAAGGACATTTATAGATTATGACACCTTCAGAACTAAAAGAAAAACAAATTGCTATAGAGGCATCTATTCGTACTTTGGAAGAGCAACTCGAAACAGCAAGGAACCATCAAAGGGAATTGTTTGTATTAGAAGCAGATTTAGTTATTACTAAAGATATTGACTCTGGAGTACATGCTGCTGCACTTGCGAATAGAAAGGTGCAAGAAGCATTAGATGAACAAGATAATGCAATTAACTATCCAGAAGACGATCCTATTAATAATATAGATCCACCAGCAACACCGCCTGAAGAGTAATGACAGCGAAAGTAACAACGTCTAAAATATCTGGTATTGGTGCTACACTAGGTCAAGTTAGTGTTAGTTCTGGACATACCTTTGAGGTGGATGGTGTTGTTGACTTAACTCATTGTGCTTCACAAGCACTTCAGTTACCAACAGGAACTACATCACAGAGACCACAGAATCCACTTACAGGTTATCTTAGATGGAATACTGATACTGACTCTGAAACAGGAAATACCATTGGTTTAGAGTATTATAATGGTACTGAGTGGTGGAATATTAATACTGCACCTGAACCTGAAGAGGAGGATCCATAAATGAGCATTATAAGATTTGATGAATTATATGGACCAGAACAATCCGAGATGATGCTTCAGATGGATGGGCAAGACCATCTTAACATCTTCGGAACTTTTGCTATGGGGCAAGAGGGTCAGATATGCTTACCATCAGGTACTACAGGTCAGAGACCAACAAGTCCTTCAGTTGGTATGATAAGAATTAATGAAACCTTACTTGCTATAGAAGTATACGATGGTGAGACATGGATACCAGTTACAAATCCTCAAGGTGGTGCTGGTAGTGGTTTAACAACTGCTGTAGGTCAACAGAAATGGACATCCGCAGGAACACATAGTTGGACATGCCCTGATAATGTTTATGATGTTTCAGTAGTATGTGTTGGTGCTGGTGGTGGATCAACTAGAGATGAACAAGGTGCTGGTGGAGGTGCTGGTCTTGGATGGGCAAACGGTATTCAAGTTCAACCAGGTCAGAGTTATACTGTAGTTGTTGGAGCAAAAGGAGCACCAGCATCTCCAGGAAACTATGCTAGTAATGGTGGTACTTCATATTTTATAGACACCCAGACCATATGGGGTGGTGGTGGAGGTGGAACTGGTAGAGATAGAAATGGTTCTGCTAATAGACCAGGTTACGGTGGTCAAGGTGGAACATGGGGTGGATCAGGTGGATCTGCTCAAGGTGGTGGTAATGGAGGAAACGGTGGAGATGGTAATAGAAGTAGTTTAAGTGATACAGGACAATCTTGTGGTGGAGGTGGTGCTGCTGGATACTCAGGAAATGGAGGATATGGAGGTCACTATACTTCAGGTTGGGGTACTGGTGGAAATGGTGCTGGAGGCGGTGGATCAGGTGGATATGCTGGTTCTTCCGAATCCTATGGAGGAGGCGGTGGAGGCGTTGGTCTCAACGGTCAAGGTTCTAATGGTCAAGTAAGTTCAAGTAGTGGTGGTGCTGGTCGTGGTGGATCAGGTGGTAGTAATGGTGGAGGAAACACAGGTAATGACCCAGATGTTCCAGGTGGTAATTACGGTGGTGGTGCTGGATCAAACGACTCATATGGATCATATGGTGGTGTTGGTGCAGTAAGAATCATTTGGGGACCAGACAGAGCATTTCCCAATACCAACACTGGAGATCAATAAATATAATGGAGGAATAGTATACACTCATGTCAGAATTTTCATCAAGACTTCTATCAGCAGGAACCATTAACGTAAGTGGTATGGTAACTGGTAATAAAGGGATAATGGTTCCTTCGGTTACCACTGCTAACCGACCAAGTGGAATGAGTGGATCTCACTCTGGTGCATTGATATATGATAACGAGAAAGAAACTTTATGTGTATGGTCAGGTAGTAGTTGGATTGAGGTAGGTAGAGCAGTTGATGTGTTACCTACATGGACTGAATCATCTAAACCATCAACTAATTTACAAAATGGATTGATTGGTTATAATACTGAAAATGAAGAAATAGAAATATATTTTGATCCAGGCGAACCTGGAGATAATGATGAAGAGGAGGAAGCAGGTTGGATCACACCATTTAGCGGTGGTTCTGGTGGTAAATTATTTGACTTCTCATCATTTACATTCAAATCCATTGTAGGTAGAGGACAGCATACTGGTCCCAATGAAAGTCAAATGACTTCAGCATATAGTGGGCAACCTTGGAATGATGGTACTAACTTTGGTCAGGGAACTTATCAAGGTTATCAACTATGGACTGTTCCTGAAAATGCTAACTATCAGATAGAGGCAGGTGGAGCAAGAGGAGGAAGAGACTATAACTATGGGTATACTGATTATTGGGGAGCAAAGATTACAGGTACATTTGCACTCAGTAAAGGAGATCAATTAGAAATGGTAGTTGGTGTTGGTGGTAACCAATACTATTCACCTCATGGTAATGAGGCAGGTGGAGGTGGTGGAACATTTGTTAAGAACGCTACAACTAATCAACCTATTCTTATTGCTGGTGGTGCTGGTGGATCTCCTAGTAATAACTGGGGATGGTCATGTAGCAGACCTTCATCATGGGCATATGGACAATCTGGACAAACAAGTGGAAGACCAACATGTCATAACAACCCTTCACAGGCAAGTAATGGTTATGGTGGAAATACCAGTGGTGGATACATGGGTGGTGCTGGTGGAGGATATTTCACTGGTGGTCAGAATGGCGGTGGTCACTGTTGTACTGCCTACGGTGGTCAAGGATTTAATCAAGGTTTAGTAGGTGGTAGTGGTAACTGTTGCTATGGATCAGGAAACAAAGGTGGATTTGGTGGAGGTGGTGGAGGACAACTATCTGGACCAGGTGGTGGAGGAGGTTGGACTGGAGGTTGTACTTCAGGTCAATGGTCTTCTTACTCTACTGGTGGAGGTGGTGGAGGTTCTTACAATGCTGGAACCAATGCACAGAATTCACAAGGTGGCAATACTTCAAATACAGCAAGCACATATACTGGAGACGGATATATTAAGATAACCAAACAATAAACTGGCATAGCTATAGACAAAGAGGGTAACTTTCTGTTATACTGGCAAAGTATAAAAGCAGAAAGATGCCCTCATTTTATTTACAATCCATTGATGATAATGGAGGAACGACAACTAAATCATTTGACTCATGTTATGTTGATGAAGTAGTTGATTATGTTGATGATTTTCTTAGAGGTTCTGGATTTGCCTATGATGAGTTAAAACTTGTTAAAGTATCTAATCCTGATGAATCATCTAAGTCATTTTTAAGAGAACAGGTAAATGAGTATCGGAGAACACAGTCATCTATTGACTAATCTGCATACATACAAATGTAGTCTATTAAATTGCACAGACAAACTCATGGGTAAGACTTATAGGCGTGGTGGTGCTGAAAGGGGTTATTCCTCACCAGGTAAATCACTACGAGATAAGAGGCAACGAGGTACAAATCGATCTGAATTTAGAGAAGGGAACTATGACAATTATAGAAACAAGACTAAACCCAAAACCGACTTTGAGGATCAACAACAATGGACTTAGAAAAGAATAAAATACCAGGAGTTGATATATCAAATCAATCACCTGGTTTGATGCCAGAATCATTTTATGATGATGATGACTTAGAGTATGATGATGCTTCACTTGATGGAGTAGAAATAGAATACACAACATCACTGTAATGGAAGACACTAAACAGGAAAAATGGGATCGTGGAAAGACTCTTATGCTAGAGTCTTTACACAAACCTGATGATAGATTAAGAGGATGTGCTCACAATCAAAAGTGTTATCATGAACTACTTGAAATAAGAGATCAAGTGATTGAAATGGTTCAGGCAATACCTAATCCTCATACTCCACCATTAGCATTTGGTAAGAAGAATAATCATGTGGAACCTACAATCACCACACCTAATGGTGAGATTAGTGAAACATTAATGAGTGGAGCATTGGCTGATCATTATATGAAAGAACATAGGGAGTATTAATTATGAAGAAGGGATTGAAAACTCCTCTAAGGTATCCAGGTGGCAAGTCTAGAGCAGTCACTAAGATGGCACAATACTTTCCTAACCTTAGGGATTATATTGAGTATAGAGAACCATTTCTAGGTGGTGGAAGTGTGGCAATATATGTTAGTCAGATGTATCCACATCTAAAGATTACTGTTAATGATCTTTATGAACCATTGATGAACTTCTGGTCTAATCTTCAGATGTTTGGTGATGATTTATATACTGAATTAAAGAATATTAAAACCACTTATTGTAATCAAGACTCTGCAAGATGTTTATTCTCAGAGATGAAGGATGTAGTAAATGATAAGACTAAGACTGATCTTGAAAGAGCAGTTGCTTTTTATATTGTAAATAAGTGTAGTTTCTCTGGTCTTACTGAATCATCTTCTTTCTCAGCACAAGCAAGTGATTCTAACTTCTCTATGAGAGGTATTGAAAAGTTACCAGAGTATTCTGAGATCATTTCACATTGGCATATTAATTCATATTCTTATGAGTATTGTTTCCGAACAGATATTCATGATGGATTGTTTATGTATCTAGATCCTCCATATGATATAAAGGATAACCTTTATGGAAAGGGTGGAGCTATGCATAAAAGTTTTGATCACGACAAATTTGCTGCTGATTGTGAAGAGCATAACAATATTAATATGCTAATTAGTTATAATTCTGATCAGTTGGTTAAAGATAGATTTAAAAACTGGAAGGCAAGTGAGTTTAAATTAACTTATACAATGCGTTCAGTTGGAGAATATATGAGAGATCAGCAAGAAAGAAAAGAGTTATTACTCTTCAATTACGAATTACCAGAGGTATCTACTAATGGATGAAGAACCGTATGTTAATGATCTATATGAAGATATGGAGAGACTTAATGCGTTGTATGAGGAACTAATGTGGCCACACGATGTATCACTTGAGTTCTCTGCTGATTATGAAAATAATCGAATTATCATCTCATTAAAAGACGAAAAACAAAAACGACCTGCTTTATAGACATGATTTTAGTATTCATTATTGTTGGATTATTATTTTTTATTATGGGATATGGATTGTATCTCACAATAGGACCAGGTAAGGTAGATTTACGGGATCCTATTGATGAACATGCCAAGATGCATGAATTGGGTATTGCCCACGGTCACGGTGGAAATAAAGGTGCATATGAGATGTCTGGAAAGTTAGACCATAAGCACGATGAGTCTTAAGGATTATATTGGTCCTGATACTCCCAAGAAAGATTGGACTGATGAGCATTGGTTACAACACGCTCATATGATGGTTCATTCTCCTTGGATTGATGAAGAGGAAAGAGATTATTGGAAATATAAAATTAAAGAACTTACAAAATGATTGAAAAAATAATTTTTCTTTCTGTAATATTCTTTGAAGAGTTTGTTAAAAGAACTCTAATGGGTGTATACTATACTTGGCAGAAGTTTGATTACTGGAACTTCAATCGCAAATTACCTAAATGACTGAATTGAAAGATTGGTTGAATTCGATTAACCAAACAAAAAAGAATTTGATTGATGAGGATCCTTCATTAGCAAAGGAGTATGCTCCTTATATAATTAACCGCATTTATTCAGGTCATCTTGATTCCGTGATGTTTGCGAATGAAATGAATAAGTATTCCTTCCTTGATAAGAAGATTCAATATGATTTTTATCTAAATCTGCAAAACAAT